ACATTAGATAATGGTGAGGAAATTGTTACAACTCCTGACCATAAATTTGTTCATAGAACTAGAGGATTTGTTGAAGCGAAAGATTTGGTTGTTAATGATAGTTTGATGCCTTTTTATCGTAAAAATGATTTTATTTTAAATAAAAAATATGCAAAAAAATATGAAAAAATTTGGAATAACGATACTCAGAAATGGGAATTCACCCATAGAATGGTTTCGTCATTCTTTAGCGATAAATCACCATTATCCGTATTCACTTTTGACTCCGAATTTTTAAACTCGGAAAAAAATACAATACATCATGTTGATAATAATCGATTTAATAATAACCCAACTAATTTAGTTTATATGAACTCTAAGGACCATTATTTATATCACAGATATGAATTGTGGTCTACTCCAGAAAAAAAAGAAAAAAATAAAATTAAAATTTCAAATGGTATTAAAAATTATTTAAATAATCTTTCTTCAGATGAATTACAAAAAAGACATGAAAGAATTAATAATCCGGTTTCGAAAGCTAAAACAACTAAAAAGTTATTGGAATGGAATAAAAATGATGAAAATTTAAAAAATAAAGGTAAAAAAATTTCAAAAGCTTATACAGAAGAAAGAAAAAATAAGATAAAACAATTAAATTTAATAAAATGGTTGGACGAAGATTATCAAAATAAAGTTTTTTCTAAAAAACAAACAATAACATTTGATGATTACATATTTAATTCATTTGTTAGTGAATTTGAAAAGACTTTACGTGCTGATTTGGCGTTAAAGAACTTAAATAGTTCTTTTGAATTCATATCACATTTTAAAGAAATTAATGAGGAAATTAGAAGTTCGTTAACAAACTTAAATGAATTCACGCAAAACCATGTAGATAAAATGGTTAAACAACGAGGGTTTAAAAATTTTACTGAATGGAAACATTTTGAGTGTAAAAAGAGAGGATTTAAAAATATTCGTCAATGGAAGTATAATCTTGAGAGGGAAGTTTATTTTAACCATAAAATAACTAAGATTGAATGGTTATCAGAACGTATTGATACTGGAACTATTACTGTAGATGGTAATGAAATTTATTCAAAATCTCACACTTTTGCTATTGAAAACGGTATTTTCATTAAAAATAGTAACCTTTCCGAAATTGCAGATATAGAATACATACAGAAAAAACTTTTAACCGCTTTAAGGATACCAAAAGCGTTCCTTGGGTTTGAAGAAGTTGTTGCCGATGGTAAAAATCTTGCGTTACAAGATATTCGTTTTGCGAGAACAATTAATAGAATACAAAAAAGCATGTTAGCTGAATTAAATAAACTCGCAATTATACATTTGTTTATTTTAGGTTTTGAAGATGAGTTATCTAACTTCACATTAGGTTTAACAAATCCCTCGACACAGGCAGATTTATTAAAAGTTGATGTCTTTAAAGAAAAAATCATAACTTATAAAGATGCTGTTCAAACAATTGATGGTATTGCACCGGTTTCACAATCTTGGGCGAAAAAGCATATTCTTGGATTCTCAGACGATGAAATTAAGTTAGACATTCAACAACAAAGAATTGAAAGAGCGGTTGGGAAAGAGCTTGAAAACACCGCAACCATTATCACAAAAACCGGTATTTTTAATAGTGTTGATTCAATTTATGGTCAAAAAGTAGGTGCCACCCCCGGAACTCCAGCACAAGAACCTAGTTCTGAAATGACAATGCCTGAAACTGATATTTCAGCACCTGAGACATCAACGCCTGAAGCACCACCCATTGAAGCGCCAGCAACAGTACCTGAAGCTAAAACAGATAAAATAAACATTTTAGTGGAGGGTGGTTTATTAAAAGAAGATGAGGAAATTGATTTAATCAAAGGTAGATCTCAATTGGGTGAAATTGAGGAACAATTGAATAAATTACTAAATTGATGTATTTATTAATAAACAATTTTTAATCATGAAAAACTTTGGATTAATAAAAACAAAAATTGAAGATAAACTAGTTGAGTCTTACAGTAACAATTCAATTAAAAACGAATTAAAAAGATTTAAGTCGCTGGTTCTAGAAAATAGAAATGCGTTACAATTATATCATCTTTATGATAATTTAAGCACTCCGCAAGGACGCAATGATGAAGATTCAAAGTTATTTTTGGGTGAAGCTGTTAATATGATTAATAATTTAAGAAAAACAACAAATTTAGAAAAAATCAATGAATGGGTTAAAGATATAAAATCTGAAAATAGATATTCAGATATTGATACAGTTGTTGAGGGAAAAGTAACAAAATTAGATTTAATTGTTGCTAGCAAAAAAAATATTGTGGAAAATCTTAAAAGAAAAAAAGAAACAAAAGATGTTATAAAACTTCCTTTGAAAACAATGCTAAAAGTTGCCAACAAAACGTTAAGCGAAGCTATTTCAAGTTTGGATGAAAAAGAAAAAACCGAATTAACTTCAATTCTTTCATTATCAAGTGACGAATTTAACAAGCAGTTTGGTGAATTAAAGGAAAACACAATTAAGAAGCTTGAATCATTGTTAACAGAACAAGCAGACGCTGGTTTAACCACTAAAGTTAGTGAGACCCTCAATAGGGTTAAAAGCGAACCCCCAAATAATTTAAATTTTTATAAGCTACAAAAACTTAACGAATCACTCTAATATTTGTTTTACGAATAAAAGTTTCTTATACTTAAGAAAATAAACTTTTATGAGAATGATTAGATGAAGACTGGAAAAACATTAAAGGTATCAGGATTTGATAACTTAAAAGTTTCTTATGGAACTGTGGATTTTAAAAATTTTAAATCACTGTATTTAAATATTCAAAGTTGGTTACAACCAAAAGCAGATTTAGAAAGTTGGGAACGCGTAGTGGGTAATTTAAGAAAAGAAATAAAACATGTTGTTAATGATATAGTAAATCCAATCTTTTTTGATGATAATTATATTGTTGATTTGGATTTAAGAACTAGCGGAATACAATATGGTAAAAAAAGTTTTATGAATTTAGAAATAACACTCTATGTTAAACCACAGGTGGGTTTTAAATCAACAGAACTTAGAAATGAAATTACTTACATATCAAGATTGATAAATGATAAAATATTTTTAAACAATAAATATTTTATCTGCTCATCGACAAAAAAAATCAAAGAAGGAAATATATTAGAATACTCGCATATTTATAGATAAAAAATATCTATGAAAATTTTAGGAGCAAATGATATTGAACAAAGAGGTATTCTTATTGAAATGGATGCTGGTTATATTTCACCAAGCGATGAGCGTAACTTAGCAATCATTAAAGAATCTAAAAATTTATTGGATTATTCAAAACCGTTTGAATTTTATGCGGTATTACAAAAATACGGTGTACCAAATAGAAACGGTAGAATTTATCCTGAGAATATTCTAAAAAGAGAATCTGAAAATTATATTAAGTTAATAAAGCAAGGAAAGGCTATGAGTGAATTAAATCACCCAGAATCTTCCCTTATTGATTTGGATAGAGTTTCACATCTTATTACAGATATGTGGTGGGATGCACATATTCTAATGGGTAAGTTAAAATTGTTAACATCTCCGGGATTTCATGAAAGAGGAATTGTTTCAACTAAAGCGGATATTGCAGCTAATTTATTAAGACATGGTGCAACCCTTGGTATTTCTTCAAGAGGTGTTGGTTCGTTAGCCAAGAAGGGCGAACAAAATGAGGTGCAATCAGATTTTGAACTCATTTGTTTTGATTTGGTTTCATCACCGTCAACACCGGGAGCATATCTTTTCAGCGATATAAATGATAAAAACAAATTTGATGAAAATATCGAAGAGGAGAGGAAATTAAGACAACCAAATGTTTCTGATAAAAAAGAAAACAAATCGCTTGACTTAATGAAAAGATTATCCGATTATTTGGGTAAATAATTTAAAATCTTTAAAAAAATGAATGATAATGAAAAGTATTTTGTCGCAAAGGTTTCATTGGACTTTACTGACCCCGAAACTGGTAGAGCTAAAATTAAAAAAGAAGAAAAATTGGTTAAGGGCTTTTCTGTTACCGATGTTGAAGCTAAAATCACAAAAAAGTATGAGGGGTTCCCTAGTGATTGGAGAATAACTGCGGTGGTCGAGAGCAAAATTGATGAGGTTATAGGGTAAAATATTTTATATAATTCTTAAAAAAGGGGACATTTTGTCCTCTTTTTTGTTTTTTTTATGTTTTTTTCGAAACACGATATATTTATTGTAAAAAATACGATAAATGTCAGAGAAAAAATCATTAGTAGAAGATACCTTACTCCAAATGAGAAATTTAGAGGAAGCTATCCAAGAAAATGCAAAAGGAATACTTGCTTCAACAATGAAGGAAGAAATCAGCGATTTAGTAAAAGAGTCTTTAAGTGAGGCTGACGAAGATGAGGATGACGTTCCAAATATGGGAATGGATTCTGATTCCGATAATGAAGAAAGCGAAGAATCGTCCGATTTAGAAATGGACATGGAAGACGATGAAGATTTAAGCGACGAATCTGAAGAGATGGGCGCTGAAATGAGTCTTGACATGGACGTAGAAGATGAAGTCCCTATGGACTTGACCGGAGCATCAACAGAAGAGCTTTTAAAGGTTTTCAAAGCTATGGGTGATGAAGATGGTATCATTGTTAAAAAAGACAATGATATGATTCACCTAAAGGATGACGCTGAAGATGTTGAGTACCTAATTGACTTAGGTGAAAACATTGAAGAACGAGCTTTTGATTTAGGTAGCGATGAAGATGAGGATTTTGAAAGCGAAGATGATGAAGAAAAAATTCAGAAAATCAGAGCGGAATTAGGTCTTAATGATGAACTTGAATTTGACGAGTTTGAGGATCAAATGCCAATGCGCAGAGGTCACAAAGTTAGAAAAATGAGAGGTGAGGAAGAAATGACCGAAGAATCCGATGAAACCGAAACCGAAAAGCAAGCTGATATTGATGCTATGTTAGATGACATTTTTAACGAATCAGAAGAATCTGATGAGGTTGAGGAGGTTGTTTACGAAATCGAACTTGATGAAGAGGACGATACAGACGAAGATACAATGGAGGAAGCTGAAGAAACAGATGAGGAAATGAGTGAGACCTACGATTTGGAGGAAGTATTCAAACCAAAAATGTTCAAAGGAAGGAATCCAGAAAATAATTCAAATAGAGGTCCGAAAAAGATGTCAATGAAAAAGCCTACCGGAAAAATGTTTGGTATGACACCAAAGATGGGTAACGCTACAAAAACATCTAAATCTGATGTAAAGAAAATTGAGACCAAGGAAGCTGCAAGAACTTTAGGTATGGGTAGCAAGTTTAGAAAGGGTGGATTACCGAAACCCAGAACTGCTCCAAGACATCTTGAAGAAGATTTTGATTTTGAAGAAATTAATGCTGAATTAACTTCATTAAGAGAAAAAAATGAAGAATATAGAAAGGCGTTAAATATCTTTAGAAACAAACTTAACGAGGTTGCCGTATTTAATTCAAATCTTGCTTACGCGACCAGACTTTTCACTGAACATTCAACTTCAAAACAGGAAAAAATTAACATCCTAAGAAGATTTGATGGTGTTGAGTCAATTAAGGAATCAAAGAACCTTTACACAACAATAAAAGAGGATTTAACATCCAAGAGTTCTACACCGATAACCGAGTCGATTGAGTCAAAAATTGAAAAGGCTCCTTCTAGCGGTTCTGCGGTTAATTTGATTGAGTCTAAGACTTATGAGAATCCCCAATTCTTGCGCATGAAAGACCTCATGAATAAAATAAAATAAACTTAAAAAACAATTTAAAACAATGGG